GCTCCGCCAAAACCCTCAAGAGTCCGAAGCTCACCAACCTGGACGATCTCGATCTCGACCTCTAACCAGGGACCCCCCACCATGCTTGTCTACTGCCCTCGCTGCAAGGGCAACATCACCCATGCCTACTTCCACAGCGAAACCATCTCTGGCTGGTACTGTGCCAACTGCGACCTCATCCTCGAATACAACGAAGAGTATGACCAAGATGACCAATAGCCCCTTCCTCCCCGGCACCAATATCCAATTTGCTTGGGACTCCACCTCTCTAGGCTGGCTCAAGGAGTGCCCCCGAAAGTACCAATACTCTATGATTGAGGGCTGGCGCTCCAACGCCGACTCGGTCCACCTCACCTTTGGTCTCCGATATCACTCTGCTTTGGAGCTTTATGATCGGGTTCGCGCCGATGGCCATCGCCATGAAGAGTCACTTCGCAGTGCAGTTGAAGCTACTATGATCGAGACTTACGGCTGGGCGCCCGACCACGCCTACAAGACCCGTGAGAACCTCATCCGAAGTATCATTTGGTACCTTGAGGAATTCGAGGATGATCCCGCCCAGACCGTCATCCTCGCCAACGGCAAGCCCGCGGTTGAACTCAGCTTCAGGATGGAGCTAGACTGGACCGGCCATTTAGGTGGACAGCCCTACCTACTGTGCGGTCACATAGATCGCCTCGTGACCTTCGCCGAGGGCACCTATGTCCTAGACAGAAAAACGACGGGTTCCACCCCAGGTGCCAGCTACTTTGATGGTTTCAGCCCCGATAACCAGATGAGCCTTTATTCTCTAGCCAGCAAAATTATCTACAAAACCCCCGTCAAAGGTGTTATAATAGACGCGGCCCAGATCCAGGTCGGGGCCACCAAATTCGCCCGCGGCTTCACCTACCGCTCCGACGCTCAACTGACCGAGTGGCTCGCCGACACCCGCTATTGGCTCGCCCAAGCAGTCAGATACGCCGAGGCTGACTACTGGCCCATGAATGACAAAAGCTGTCACAACTACGGAGGCTGTGTCTATCGCAAAGTCTGTTCTAAGTCCCCAGATATCCGCCATAAGTTTCTCGAATCGGACTTTCACAAAGAAACCTGGAACCCCCTGGAGCCCCGCTAATGACCCCGCCCACCCTCGAAGAACTAAAAGAGTTTCGCCGCGGCCTCGGTATCTGCTACAAGGCCCTCGGCGCTTGGATCGAGCGGCTGGACCGCGAGCCAGTCGAACTGAACGACGACATCTCGGATGTGGGGCGCATGCTACCCCCTCAATGGTCTGCCAGCGTGCTCATGTACCACAAGGATCATCTCCTTAAGAAGGACATAGAGTTTCTGGGGGACTGTGTTGAAGCTGGCGAATCCTACGATCTTACCGAGCGCCGTATCGCCTGGTTTCGCGATATCGCCCGCAAGGTCAAAATGATACTGCCTATAGGTTGCGGATGAGGGCCACCTTCGATGAACAGGCCCTCATCCAGGCCCTCGCCGAATATTTGAATGCCCGCGACCGTGACCATCCCAAAGAGGGCCAACTCGCCCGCCTCGAAATCCGCCACTCCGAAATCATCCTCACCTGGTCCGAAGAGAAGAAGGAGTAATAGTCATGCTACCCGTCCACACGGAGGCGCCCATGCCAAAAAAGTGGCGCGAGGTCTTCAAAATCCATCCAGCCGCAGAACTCCTCCCCCGCATGAAGCCAGAAGAACTCCAAGCCCTCGCAGAAGACATCAAAGAGAATGGACTCCAGCACCCCATCATTCTATGGACTCCAAGTGCCAAGGACGATCCCAATCCAGAATCATTCGTAGTCCTAGACGGCATCAGCCGCCTCGACGCGGCCGAGCTGGCAGGCCTAGAAACCATCCGCGGCAACACTTGGCTCAATTGCCCCCCACTCCGAGAGCAGCTGCTTTATGGTCACCAGATTGTCCAAGAGATTGTCCTCGGAAAGTCCGTCCGCACCAAGCGCATCCCTGCCATTGAGCCCTACGCCTACGTTCTATCCGCCAACATCCGTCGCCGCCATCTCACCCCAGAGGAGACTAAGGTGTTAATCAAAAAACTAAAAGCCAAATACCCCGATCATACCAATCGCCAGCTTGCCGCGATGGCTTCTGTCCATCCTTCAACAGTAACCCGAGCACTGGAAGAGACCGCGCACGTTGCAGATGCAACGGCCGCAATGGTAGCAGAGGACCAGCGCACCGTCGAGGAGAAGCTGAAGGCGGTCGTCAAGGCCCACAAAGCTCATCCAGAAGCCAGCCATAAAGCCATCGCCCGCATGGTCAATGTCTCCGACAAGTTCGTTGCCAAGCACCGCTATGGCACTGGCGAACCCCCGCCAAGAAAAGGATGGGCTGTAGAGTGGAAGACCGCCCTCAATCTCGACTCCCCGAAACGCGATCGGATCCAGGCCGTGTGGGAGTTGCTCGCCTACCTTGGCCTCAAACTCGAAGATATGGAGTAACTCACATGCCCGAACGTTGCAACCCACTACCCCACTCCCTTCTTGCCCAACGTAACTCTGGAATAACGGCAGCCGATGCCGCTTCCGAATGGATCGACAACTCGCTGCGCGCTGGGGCGACAAAAATCACACTGGCATTCGGGGGCTATTATGTCAGCTGTGAGGACAATGGAACGGGCACAGACAACCTTGATGCCATTCTACAAAGTGGTAACTCGACCGCACATGATGATGGCACTACAATCTCCCAATACGGCGTGGGTGGCAAAGATGCACAGCTGTACTTTGGCAACAAGGTCACAGTCATATCATGCTATAAGGGAATGCTCTACGAGACAACATGGGACTACGAAGACATTCTGCAGACCGGAGAGTATCCATTACATTATGACCATAGGCTTGGAAAGCTAGCACCCCCTTCAACAGTTGGTACATTGATTAGGGTTACAAAATTGAACTCTCGTCGCCGCCCCAACTTCACTGACCTCTGCCGAAAATTGGCACTACGTTATCGGCTCGCCTTGCTTAACGGCATTAAAATCATAATTGCCGACGATATCAAAGGACAGGTAACCACACTCGATGCAGCTGCGGCTAAGTCGATACTCAATCTGGGGGCAGATGTCAAAACTATACAAGGCAAAGCCGCGGGCAAGACCTTTATCTTAACATATGGTGAACTCAATGAGCCCGACCAATTAATTACTGGCATTCATTTTGGATTTGGCCATCGCTTTGTTATGCGCATCACCATGTTAGGGGGCGAGTCACTGCCTATCCGTCTTTATGCCGAAGTCAAACTGTCGGCAGAATGGAAAACATTATTGATGCGTAACAAAACCAAGATCGAAGAGCAGGACTTCGAGGAATTATGCGCTGCAATCCGAGCGATCTTGGGTGACTATCTTCGTGCTGCCCAGCAGCAAAAGCAGGAGCAACGTATCGAAAAGCTCAATTTTGTCATCCGCAAAATGCTTGAGGATATTCTTATAATTGATCCTACAGTAGAAGGAGACTACGAAAAGGGAGCAACTGTAGTAACCACAGAAGGAGGAAGGGGCCCTGGGCCAGTGGAGCCAAAGCCTCACGAATCCAACATCGTCGCCATTAATAAAGGTTCGGGCAACAACGGCGCGAAGAAGAAACGTCAACGCCCACCAGGCATCCATATCAAGTTAGATCACGATTTGGGTGAGCACCTTTCTTTCCATATCGGTATAGATAGGGACCAAAAACTTGTTCTTACTCTAAATCCCAAGATTCCAGTGATTAAAGAAGCCTACTATGGCACTAGTCATATAGATGCACTGATAGTCGTGATCGCATCGGCCCTTTCACAATGGCTCCAGAAGAACCCTGATATAGCAGAGCAAAGGTTCAATGAATTCATTGAACACATAAAAAAGCTAGGCTACAAGATCTCATTTGAAGAACCCGAACACATGCAAGAGCCGATCTTTAGCTATATTATCTCACACTGCATGATGGACCATAGCACCAATACCACAGCTCGAACCGCCTAAAAAGGCTAAGCCGGCCCCCTTTCATGAGGGGCCGGCTTAGAGGAGAGTTCGCGATGACGTAACCACTGCATATCGCAGAAGCGCCTTACCATGAACAGACAGGGGAAGTCAAGTGCCAATCCTAGAACCGCCTAGCTCCGCAACCATCGTCAAACTCCTCCTCCTCGGAGACAGTGGCACCGGAAAGACTGGTGCCCTAGCTTCGCTAATCAAAGAGGGATACCATTTGCATGTTCTCGATTTCGACAACAAGATCGCCGGGGGCATCCTCCCCATTGTGGTCCAGCGTGATTGTCCTGACCTCATCGGGCACGTTGACTATGAACCCCTTCGCGACGACCTTAAGCCTACATCAATGGGACCAACCTCAATTGGTGTTCCTCGCGCCTTCACGCGGGGTATTGCACTTCTGGACAAGTGGTCCGATGGATCGATTCCCCGCGAGTGGGGACCTCACCATATCCTGGTGCTGGACAGTCTCACGTTCTGCGGGGACGCGGCCTTCAACTGGGCTCGCTCGATGAATCCGGGCTCCAAAGAGCGGAGGCAGTGGTACCAGGCCGCCCAGAACGTAGTCGAGCCCCTCATCTCGATGATTACCGCTGACACCTTTCGAACCAACGTCATTGTTACGTCTCACGTCAATTGGCAGAACCGGCCCGACGGCACCATGAAGGGCTTCCCCACCTCCATCGGGGTCGCCCTCAACAACATCATTCCGGCCTACTTCGAGAACATGGCCCTGACTCACATCGCCTCCGGTAAGCGGATCATCCAGACCACCCCGACCGCCCTCGTAGACCTCAAGAATCCCGCGGCCTTCAAAATGTTACCGGTGCTGCCCATCGAGACGGGCCTCGCCACCTTCTTCCGCACCCTCAAGGAGTAATCCCTCATGGGACTTGACAAGTTCCTGCTCGACACCGTCATCGTCATGTTAGATAAATATATCGCCGAGCTGGAAGATGAGAAGGCCGCCCTCGAAGCAGAGCGGTCCAAGCTCGACTCTCACGTACCCCCGCAAGTGCTTGAAGAACTGAATGATGACCTCGAACTTCTTGAAGGTCGCATCGCCAATGCCCAAAC